ATGAAAATTCAAAACATGATTAAAACCATGTTGGCTGTTGCTATCCTCAGTTCTCTGAGTGGTTGTGCAGCTAAACACGAAGTTAAATTTAGCCCTGCTGAAAAAGCTAGTGCCATGAGCGAACTTAATCAAATATATGTTGAGGCGAATAAAGAAGCAAATGAATATGTCACACGTAAAATTGCGCACGAAAAGAAAAAACGGGATCGCAAGATTAAAGCCGAAGTAAATTTGGTACATGGGGTTGGCGTTAGGGGTTCTAAAGATCCCGTGTCGGCTTACTATAACAATGTACATGAATTCGAAATGTCGCGATATGACGAAAGCTATGATGAGCAGAATGCTAGATATGCTGCTGAAATGAAATTGAGAATTAACGTTTGTAAACGATTTGGCGCTTTTGTTGAGAAATATAGCAGTCCAGTTATAGCGAAACCCGCTCCGTATGGCGGTAGTTTTTGGTACTTAGATGAATTCCGGGGGTTCTCTGTTGAACCTGAATACGGGAGAAAACGCCATCCGATTAACTCGAATAGGGCATCATCGATGGTTAGTACAATCAAAATGATTTGCGAAGGGGTAAAGTTGCCTAATTAATAAGGTAAACTGGACGCATATCAATTATTAAGTAATGTTACATGGGTTTGATTATGCAAAAACCGCGATTATACAGTTACGTCCGATTCAGTTCGGAACGACAGGCCAAAGGGCAATCGTTAGAGCGCCAGAAATCGAGTATTGATTCACTGGTTAAAAAGATCGCTGTTGAACACAATCTTGAAATTTTCGAAGAGTATCAAGATTTCGGCGTATCAGCGTACAAAGGTAATAACGCAACCGAAGGGGCTTTATCAGAATTCATTCAGCATGTTGATTCTGGCAAGATTCCCCGTGGTTCGTATTTGCTGATTGAATCCCTTGACCGTTTCTCCCGTGCTAATGCAATGAGAGCGGTTAACATGTTCACCAGCTTATTGCTGAAAGGGATCGTGGTTATCACCGGAATTGATAACCAGATTTACAAAGAATCCGAAGTTAATAACGACACCCTGCAACAGTTGATGTTTTCGGTGATGCTGTTCTCTAGGGCTAACGAGGAATCAGCAACGAAATCACACCGAACCGTTGCTAGTGCGTTGAGCAAGATTAAGCGCCACCAGCAGCGGCAACCCGGCGATCCGGTCGTAGCGATTAAGGAACTGGGTCAGGACAAATGGTGGGTTGATTCTTCGAGTGGTTACGTTAAGCCTCACCCGGTTTATTACCCCGTCGCCCAAAAGCTGATAGAGCTTAAGCAGAAAGGTTATTCGAACCGTTTGATTCTGGCTTATCTGCAAGAGAACCACCCCGCCCCCACGGAAGGACGTTCTAGGGGTAAGTGGAACATGCAACACGCATCGAGGATAATCGAACCCGCGATCCACGGTCAGAAGGTGATTAACGTTAACGGGGAATCGTTCACTCTTGATGACTACTACCCGGCGATCACCACCAAAGACGAATACGAAAGGTTGAAGTTCCAGATCGGCAACAAGTCATTCGCACCGTTGAAGGAGGCTAACCCAGAGATCCCTTTGTTATCCGGTATCAGAATCTTGTACTGCAAACATTGCGGATGTCATATGTTCAAAATGAAATCCACAGTGAAAAATCAGCCGTTCGCGTACAGGTACGTGTGTTCATCGAGAGATTCACACCGGAACTGTAACAAGTGGGGATTCCGAGCGAGGACGTTAGAACTTGCCCTGTTGCAGTTGTTAGCGGATCGGGTGTTCGTTGAGTCAGCACCAGTTCAATCAGGGGTTGAAAACCTGATAGCGGATATCGATGAACAGATCGCGAACTATATGGTTGCGATTGGTTCCGCGAAATCACCAGCGATGATCAACAAGCTAACTGAGATTATCGATCAGTTGGAAAGCCAGAAAGCCGACTATCTCAAACAGAAACAGATTCATGATGATCAGATGGTCAGAATGAATACAGCCGGATGGGATAAGTTTAAGCAACTTGATATCAACGATACCCAGAACGTAGAACGGTTAGAGATCCGCGCCAGTATCAAGACAGTGATCAAACGGATTGATTGCCAGCAGATCGACACCGCGCACAACTACTTTTTCGTTACGTACAGGGATGAACGTACCCAGAAGTTAGTGATCAAGAAAGATACCGCGTGGACTAAAGGCCGGGTGTATATCGATTCAACCACCGTTACGAACGAGCAGTTGTTAGAGTCCGAAGGGCTGGTGATGCACTCTCACATTGATATCATGATCGACCGTGAGAAATTCATTAAAGAGTTCGAGGAACGAACCCAGCACGAACCGACACTAATCGATAAGTTAAACGAGTAAAAAGACAAAGCCCCAAGCATTCGCAAGGGGCTTTTTTTTATCTAGGTTATCGGGCGATCTGGATATGCGGGAAATCTTTGAAAGATACCCAATCAGCACCGAATTCAAGTTTAACACCGAGACGTTCACCAGCAGCTTTAAAAGCCGCCAGAACAGGCGCAAACTCTTTAGGTTCCCAGGATACCGGAAACGGTACAACGTCGATTGCGTGGCCCGTCAGGTGGCGAGAATTTAACGTTTTGGATTTACCTTCCCTTACCATCTGTTTTTGTCGTTCCATAGTGCGTAAACCTTCGATCACTATGAAATCTTTAGATGTAAGTTCTAACGCGAGGTGTGCAACCCGAACCAAATCACGATGCACACCGTTTAAATTATTTTTACTTCTGGTACTAAATTTAAAATTATTCATATTCCGACCTTAGATGTACTGGAATACAAATGCTTTCAATCGATAGCCTTTGTAATTATACGGGAACGAGCCAATACAAATACAACGTGATTCGAAAATGAACGGACAATCAATATCAACTTCCACACCAGTTTTAAAACGAATAGTGGGTTTATCGAGTTGAGTCGAAGCAATAAAACAACCGTTATAGTTAACCAGCATCTGTTTTAATTTCTTTTGCTTGATATGTTTCTTATCAAAAGAATACGTGATTGATTCGGCTAACTTACCGTTTAGTTTAATATCTTTCAAATCGTCGTGTTTGTAACATGGAAAATCTTGTATGTTCATTGTTTCGCTACCTTGTTAATATTTTTGATCAGGTCTTCAGATAACTGTTCCCAATCGAACAAGGCTTTTCGTTTCGTCGGATTATGTTTGATCGCGATGATTCGTTTAGACCTGTCTTTTTGAGTAGTATCAACAAGGATTTCTTTAAACTTCGTTTGCTTTTCAGAAACCGCTTTGTACTTGCCTGATTGCGTATTCTTATTTAGCCCTTTGATATTCCCATGACCATCAATGTACTTTTGGTTAATCGGAATAAATTTATCCGTTGGTTTCCTTCGACCTTTGAACAACGGGCCAAGATAACGATCCTGTGTATCTTTAATCCCTATCTTGTGTTCAACTTTGGTGTCTGAGATTTTCCTGAATGTGTAGAACGTGGACTGATTCTGAGTGAACCCGATAGGCCGATCAATCTTATCCGCTATCTGTTCACGAAGGATGATCGCAGATTGCCGGGAGGCTTTACCCACCCTTTTCATGTAATCATCACTCTCTTTAATCATGAGCTTACGTAACTGATCTTTTGCTTTATCAGTTGCGGCTTTGTTCCTTGCGTCGGCTTTAATCTGCGCCTTAGTGGGGTTACGAGCCATTTAAACCCCCAAAGCAGACAGCACCGCGAACACACCACCAAATGCCGAACCGATATCGATCACGGGCCAGCCAGCAACCATAGCGATCAGGTTGTACACTACAACCAGCATTAACAGTGCAAGCAACAGTTTTTTCGATTTAGCGATGTAATGTTTAATCGTCCTTAGTTTTTTTCCCATTGGAACCACCTTCGAGAATAGTTAAAATCTTTGTGATGTTGCGGTTGATTTCAATAACCGCACTATCTAAACGGTCGATTCGGGATCCGTATGAATCATTCTTATCCTCGATATGTTTAATTTTTAAATCCTGAATATTATTTTCAGATTCAATCGAGGCAATACGCTGTTCGTGTTTGATTTTGGTTTTAACCTGGTTAGAATGCATTTTCCAGATCACACCGATAGCGGCCATAATCCCGCCTATAGTTAGTTCGATTACAAATGGCATAAAAAAGCCCCTTAGTTAGATTTACATCTTTATTTAAGGGGCTTTGTATTTAATCAGTGAAAGCGTTTCGATACATTACGTTAACAATTACGGGAACAGCGTCAACTCTTGTAGTAGGATATGAACCGACATAACCAGCACCAAAAATCTGTAATTCGATTGTAGCGCCAGTTACATTGTTCAGCTTAATAGCACCTCCCATTGTAGTTTTAGCAGTTCCGCTATTTTCAGAGAATTGTCCGGCTGGTGCATTTGTACCGCCATCAATTCTTTCATTACAGATCACGTTACCGTTTACCAGTATACGATATTCAAAATAGCCGCCAGTTGTTGAACCTGTACCGCCTCTTGCGTGACAGTTCACGTTAGGTACAGAAACGATAATGTTACTCGTTCCCTGCCCTGTGTATACCTGTCTTGCAACGGTTGTCCATGTACCATTGGTCGCAGGACGCATCCAACCAACAGCGGGTAAGATGCCCTGTACCGCCATATCACCAACAATCTGATTTGCTCGTAACGTTCCTTGAATATCACAGTTACCCGCGATAGTTACATTGTTGAACACACCAGCGTTAGCGTTAACGGTTCCGGTAATCGTTGCTTTCGTTGCCACTAACGAACCATCTTGATACAGCGCCCAACCAGCGGCGTTTTGTGATGACAACGTACCTGATATTTTACCGTTGGTGATCGCAGCGTTTTGAATTTTACCGTTAGTGATCGAACCATCGATAATTTTTGCGGTTCCGATTGAAGCATCAGTAATATGAGCCGCCCCAATACTTGCGTTAGCGATAACAGCAGAATTTAAAAATACTCTGTTGTTCTGAACCGCAAAAGGAATTACCGGGTTTGATGGATCCGAACTGTTCGAAATAACGAAGAATTCATTAGCGTTGAAATAGATAGCACTTTTATCATTCGTGCTGTCTGCAACCATCGTCATGCCAGTAACAACACCATTAGCGTTTACTTTTACGGTGTACTTCGAGTTAACCGTATTTTTGAGAGCATCAACGGCTGTCTGCGCGTTCGTACTGACTTGCGCAATGTTGCCGTTGATTTCAGATTTAACGGTTTGCAGGGCCTGAGATTGGGCCTTATTGTTCGAAGCAATAACGGTGTTTAATCCGGTGATCTCTGATTTGATATCTTTATCAATCGTAACCTTAACCTGGTTCAGAGCATCGACAACAACCTTGTCACCATCTTTAACAATCTGTTCCATCCGGGTAGATGCCGCAGCAATAGCCTGATTGCGTTCGTTGGTTACATTAGTATGCAGATTAGATATCTCTAGCTGTATCGCATCCTTAGACCGCTCAAACGCCTGATCAACCGCAGCCTCTAAATGGTGTTCCAGATTAAGGAATTCTTTAATCAGTTCTGAATCTTGCTGAGTCCAGTTTACTCGTGACTGTAGCTGTACCATCACCGCAGCGGTATAGATCATCGCGTCCTGTCCGAACACATCGTAAGCAGCTACGCGAACGTACCAGTTACCGTCATCAAGGTTAATCGTATGGATCTCTGAGGCGTTAGGCGCGGTGAACGTCTTAACGGTGCTTCCGGTGAATCCTGCCGTTTGTGCAACCTGAACCACAACACCAGCATAATCAGGAACAGTTACCGGATCCGGTTGATTCCAGCTAACAAAGATTGTGCCGAATCCAGGACTTGCGCTAAAACCGAGTAAGGCCGGAGCCTGCGCGTTAAAGCACTCCAGAACGGTCTGGTTAGATTTACGACCACCGAACCCGATAGCACGGATACCAAACTTAACGTTACGTGAAAGCCCGTTTACGGCGTTCATTTCGTAGGTATAGATCCAGTTGATATCTTTAGTACGATAAGTGAATACCCGATTCTTTTGAGTTACTTCAATTTCGTAATAATCGAAGAGGTCAACGAACTTAGTTTTTACACCGTTTACCGTTACGTCTAACTTCGATTGATCATCCCATTCCAGATCAAACGCCTGGTGCCGGGTTTCTCTCGAACCTAACGCAATACCATTACGCAAACGAACAACCGGAGCAGGTAACAAATACTGAACGGTTAAGTTAGGATTGCTTAATTCAGTCCACGGAGATTGATAATATAAACCAGCAGCACAAACACGGAAATCGTATTGAACACCAGTTTGTAAACCCATAATCGTAAATTCGTATTCAGAAGTATTACCAGCAGATAACCATTCTGTTGAACTTGATTTTTTATACTGGATGTAAAACTGATATCGGTTGTAGTCAATATTACATTCCCACGTAACCAGAACATTCGAACCATAAACGGTTTCACCAGTATTAACAGCAGCTAAATTGAACGGCTGGTAAATGCTGGTTGAAACTGAAATGGGATCATAGTTAGGCTTTGCGGCTAAATCTTGATTCGAATAAACCAGCGAATCATATTCACCAGCGGTAACAGTGATCGTTCCTGCTGTACCTGTATCCATCATCGGAGTGATTGACAGAACACGGAACAGTTTATTGTTCAGTTGTAGTTCTTTGTTGGTTACGCTGATTACATCCCAAACTTCCAGGGTGAAAGCGTCAGCGGTACTAAAGCTGATCTGTTGAGTCATCAACGCTTTGTTGCGTTCGATACTTGCTAAACGGTCAATTGCGCTTACGTTCTTTGAAAAACGCATGGTGATATCTTTCGCGATAACTCGTTTATCTTTTTTGATCAGTGCATCCCTTTGAGCGTCCGAAGGATAACGAAGCACCGTTGAACTGTAATCGATTTTTGGATCGTTAAAACTTACGTTCAGGGTGTTGTAATAACTACTGGTGCCGCCATCAGTTAAACTGATTTCGGACATAACAATATTATCTTCATCGAAATGATATTTTGTTACGTCTGGTGCATCCAGTTTGAGGGTTAATTTACCGAACGAGTCAAAAACAATACCGCCGAAACTAGAACAGATATTTTCGATGTTTGCTTTGTTGCTGGCGTTCGGATCCGTACCACCATCACACCAATAGATATTATCAGTACGAGCAGCAGCGACTTTAAACGAATCCAGATCAATACGGTCAATTGGTGTATTCAAGCCGTTTGGTGAAATAAGGAAATCGAGTAAGCAGCTAGGGGCGTTGCGGGTGAACTCTTTGTTACCGTTAATCAGGTTGGTGATCTTCTTCCCGTTTAACTCAACCGCAACTTGTGAGTTTGGCTGAAGGATATCAACGCCGTCCGTTAATGCTTTATTGGTTTTGTGCATAACGATGCACATCGTTGCAATACCGTTACCGGTAAAGTTGTCAGGCCACTCGTTACCAATATATTTTTTAGCAAGAGACAAATGACGACCGGGATTTTTACCCGTGGAAATCTCTACCTGCAAAATATTTTGATATGCAACCGCGATCTGTGCTTTAGGTACGATACCATCAACGTGAAGATTATTATCAAGCAGTATCTTTTTATTATCCATATAGATCTGTTTGATTGCGTCAACTTCACCTTGCGCAATAGCGAAGCATTGAACGAGGTAATTACCTTTTAAATCAGTTCCGTTTACCGCTTTGAATACGTTGATCGCACCAGTACGGGATTCACCGTAGATAGTAGGGATCACAGTAGACGGATCCGTTGTTGTTCCTAACGATGAAGCTGAATCCGGTGATTGTATTCGGGGTACTGAAGGTTGCATGGATAGCGACATAATCGCCATAGCAGCCCCTACAGCAAGACCAACACCGATAGCAACCGCCATAGCAACGCCAGCAGCAGCCAACGCCGCAGCGGTTGACGCAGCAGCAATCGCGATAGCCGCGACAACCATTATTGGCATGGTTTAATCCTCCATGATGATTCGAACTCTACCAGGGCAACAGGTATCATCTGGTAAACGTTTCGAGAATTAACAGCGAGGGCATAACCCGAATAAACCAGAGCAACGTGATATGTTTTCTTATTCCGGTTTTTCTGTACGGAAATAAGGATTGTTCCATTTTCGAAGGATGGTTGTTCTTCTTTGTCGAAAAAGTTTTCAACGAAAGACATAGTATCCCCGAAACCGATTTCTTTTTTGGATAATGCGAAACCAGATTTAGGGCATGAATATTTCCGGTGAATCTTTTCGTAATGATCTGAACCTGTCAGAACATCAACCAATTTAACCATTTGCAAATTGCAATCGTAGTTTCCGTATTCGAACGTTTGCCCTACAGTTTCATTGATGAAATCGGTAATTAATGCTTGTTTGATAATGTCGTTATTTAACATGAAATACCCCATAAACTTTATATAGGGTATTTAGGGTTATTTTTTGGCTGTCCAGATTGCCTGTGAATTCCATTTACCAGCTTTACTAAAGAACCCATCGTTTTCATTACCGGGATAGCTACGATGAACACCATCGGACGCGTGATGCCTTGCGTTCTGATCCAGTGAACACCAGATACTGTTTAATCTGATTTCGGAAGTGTTTTCAAATTCGGTTTCGTTCATTCGGATATTAACAGTTGTTGAATCAACCTCACCGTAAAATTGCCCGTAGCTGGCAACAACTCCACCTTTTAACGGATTCAAAAAAACAACCTCGATTGATACAGTTGCTTTGTCCAGTTTCTTTTCACGGATTAGCTGAATGTAATCAGTTCGGACATTCGCGAACTTAACAGACATACCCTGATTATTGATCTCTTTTGATTTGGTTGGTGCCATAACATCGAGCAAATCACCACTCGCAAGGAATCTAAAATTGTTGTGGATGATATCATGATACCCATCGCAAATACGCAGAACTCCCGCGCCTTGTGCCATTGTCACCGTGATGCAATGAAACACCGTACCTACGGAAAATAGTTCCTGTTGGGTAAGTCTGGTTTTATTCGTACCGTTTCTGGAATTGAAATCTTTCAAGAAATCAGGATGTACGCAAAGATTCGCGATCTCTTCTTGTTTAGTTGCCATTATAATACCTCTGTTGCGTCGAATTCGGTATAGGTCGTTTGTTTCAGGTCATATTCGAAATCGTTCGAAGTTACCATTAAAGTTAGTACCGGAGTTCGATAATTGATTAATTCACCCGCCTGAACCTGATTACGTAGGTTAGGAAAAATAAGCAGGGATTGAGTAACCGGATCAACGTCCGTTACTTCGTAAACTTTGGTTTGGTTTGCAAAGGTAAACTTAGTTCCTTTTTCGAGCAGAACCGAAACAGGTATTTCACGAGCGCCAGCAGGAACACCAGCGGAAACGTTACACAAAGCGGTTTGATTGCCCCTGTACATCAGGTTAATCGCCCTGTACATCGGGAATTGGAAGGGTTTACCGTAACGATATTCCGCTAACCATTCATCGAAAAGATATTGATCCTCACCAACATAGTTAACCGTCACCGTTGTTTCGTACCACTGAGTACCAGTAAAGCGCCGGAGGGTTTTACCCGAAGCGGATTTATTAGCAAAGAATGGTGCTATTGAATTCACCCGGATCTCTGTTTTAAATTTTGGATCGTTGAAAATGTCAGACATAAAAAAGCCCCTAAGATATTTACCTTTATTTAGGTAGTATCAAAGGGGCTAATATTTATCCGCGTCGGCGTTGTGCATCCTCAACCAACCGGGCGATTTCTTGCGGGTATTTTTTCAGAGTTGCCATTAGTTCCCGGTCATTACTCGAAGCATTACCCTGGATGGTGATCGGAGCGGAAACGGTGATCCCGCCACCTTGTTCACTGCTGAGGTAATTTTTCAAGTCCTGGTTAAGCCGCTTATCAACAACACGTTCACCCTGTTCCAGTAAGTAAGTACCAGTAGAAGGAACGTTATTGATCCCGTCGTGGAACTGGCCTTTGACCTGTTTGATACTGACAAGCTGTTGCATCACCGCGCCCATCTTCGAAGCGGCAAGGGCAAAACCAGCAAAACCACCCTCTTTCATACCATCTGAGAAAGCGGAGTATGCGTCCATTGTTGCTTTAGAGATCGCCAGCCCTTTGGAGATTGCAAAGGTAGCTCTAGCCGCTTTCGAGTTCTCACCAGCAACAGCCCCGATAGCCGCCATTGCACCATCTGCAAGCCCCTGGTACTGATCAAGTGAAGAAACGGTAGCAGCAATCGCCGCTTGTTGTTCAGTCTCGTCTAAGGCCCGTTTACGTTCACCGTAGGCATCATCAATAGCGGCTTTCTTCGCTGCATACTCTTCTTCAAGAATCAGCTTATTATCCAGTGCTGTTTGAAGTGATTCCAGTTCAGAGTTATACGTATCTTCAACAGCCCGTTCGATATCTGCCCGTTTTTCTGGATCGATACCAATAAGCGATTCTAAGAAGTTACCGCCCATAGCCATAATCAGTGCCTGGCGACGTTCTCCAGCTTCTTTAGCATCGATTACGCCTTTATCCTGAAGCATCTTAATATCTTCGTAGCCGCGTTCTAATTTGGCGTTACCACTAGCCATAGAAGCAGCTTCCGAACTGAACCCTTCAACGGTGATCCTGTTTAATGCGTCGTAACTTTCCTTTTTTGATTTGGCAAGATCAGCAGCTTCTTTTTCCGCTTTGCGTCTCGCTTCGTCAGCTAAACGTTTCGCTTCCGCAGCAGCGGCTTTTGCTTTAGCAGCAGCCTCTTTAGCGGCCTTCTCCGCTTCCTGTTGGGCCTTTTCCGCTTCACGAGCAGCTATTTTATCATTTGCTGATTTCTCTTCCGCCGCTCGTTTCCGCTCTTTTTCGATATTCTCATTAATGATCTTTGCGTCCTTTTCGGCTTTTTCACGAGCCTTTGCAAGATCCTCTTGAAATTTCTTTTCAGCAAGGAATTCTTTACTAGCAGAACCATCTGTTTGCATTCGTTGCCCGTTAGTCATACCGGACGAAGAATAAGGAGCAACATTTTTAAAAGATTCTTCGGAGACTTCGCCTAATTTGGTTAACCATTTGGCGAATTCAGTATTACCCCAATCTTTTTCGAACCAATCCCAGATTTCTAATACTTTCTCAACGGCAGGGGATAACCCGTTTGCAATTGCCCCTTTAACTTTATTTTCCAGCTCTCCCATTTTAGTAGAGAAATCGGCATAGTTTTTAACTGCATCCGAAGTAATGTCTACGTTCTGTTGTGCAACTGAATTTAATGCTTCTTGTTCAGATCCTAATTCACTCAACCGGGAAATCATCGCGGATGAACCACCGGATAATTTTTCCATTGCGGAAGTAATTTCCGATACGGTAGCGCCTGCATCTTTCAACTGATAGAACAAGCTGATCGATGCTTTAATACCGCCGTTGGTATCCCCGATATATTTGGTGAAGTTCTTTAGTTTAAGCCCGTACTTTTCGAGGTCTTCCCCGATACCGGAACCAGTAGCAACAGATTCACCGAGGTTTTTGATCGCATCTTTATTCATATCCCCGAACTGTTCCATTGCGATACCAGCGGATCCGAATTCCTTCGTTAGCTGTTGTAATGCGTCGGTCGAAACCCCACTAGATTTGGAAACCTCGTCCAGTTTAACGGCCTGTTCCGCAGAGGACATCAAAAGGGTAAGGCCAGCAGCCGCAACGCCAGCAGCAGCGCCTACAGCCATCAAAGCGGGGTTGACGGATCCCCGCATACCGTTACCGAGTGAACCCAGAATACCGTTTAGTGATGTAGCCTGACCGGATAACCCATCAAGTAATGATTCTGCCTTACGTACACCATTAGCAACACCGCCGATATCAGCGGTTAACGTTAGTGTATGTCTGTTATCGTTTGCCATTCTTTACCCCTTTGCGTTTTAAATATTTCTCCCGTTCGGCTGGGGAAAGATGCTGTAACATTTCGTTTTCTTTCTTCTTCGCCTTGAGTTCTTTTTCTTTCTGAATTTCTTCCGGCGATTTGAATATGGTTTCATCGCGGATCAATTTGAAATCGGATGATTTCATTTTGCGCAACCCCTCTTTAGACATATGTCCTGATGCCGCGTAAATGGTGCTGTGAAGTCGTGCAAACATTGCATCAATAACATCTATTCCCGATGGTTCAATAAATCGGTCGAATAGTTCTAGTGATCGGAACAATGGCAACGGCATAGCTTGAGTTTCGTCGTAAGAGAAACCCCGTTTAACCATGTTTCGCAGCATGAATTTTAAGTAGGGGTTGCTTCGGACTTTTTTTAGAATACAGCCGGATCCAGAGAAAGGGTTACTTGCGCGATACTTCCGATCAGTACCTGGCGAACCTGAACAACCAGATTTTTTACCTGATCGATATCAGTGAATAATTGTTTGCCGTCTTCGGTGAGGGTACAGGATAAAATGGTTTGTTCATCCCGCAACTTTTTATCATCGTTGGTGATGTGCGTATGATATTCCGCAACGGTCATCGGGCGAACGTAAAAGGTGTATTTGCCGAACTCAACAGGTTTATTTTCAACTGTTAAGTCTTTCATCATTTGTTCGAATTCTTTCATTGATTTTATTCCTAAGTTGGTTTGTTAGTATTTAGGAATAAAAAAAGCCGCCTATCAGGACGGCTTGAAATTATGGAGCGGTTACGGTTACGGTGCATTCAGTAGAAATTACTGATTGGCCCATAGCATCCGAAACGAGGACTTTTCGAACGTGCGTACCGATTGGGGATCCCATCAAATCCAGCGTGGTAGTAGACGAACCCAACTGTGTTAGCTGACCATCTTTGTACCAGCGGTAAGAGTACGGGGGATAACCACCAGCAACGTTAAATTCCAGTTCTACAGCATCGTTCTGTTTCATTGTAAGATTAGCAGGCAGATCTTTCAGAACAGAAAGCGGATTCATAATGCCGTTACCGGAATTAGTCAAATCCAGGATACCTTTTGCAACTACCTTATCGATTGCGATATTAAAAGTACGGGTTACAACCGCTTCGTCACCACCACCGAAGGTATCACTGGAAATAAAGCCATGGATTAAAAAACTTACACCGTAATCAAGATCTGAATCAACCCAATATGTAATACGGAGCTGAACACGGGAAGTACCTTCCGCAGCGGTAATCAGACGTTCATGGATCGGATGACCAGGAATATAGTTTACGCTCAGAGAAGTATCACCGTAAGAACGTCGACCGATCAGAGTACGGTTATCAGGACTGGAGAAGTTGACAACCTTAATAGAATTTCGAGTTGAACTAATTTCAGGGAAAGTGTTTAGTTCAGGAATATCAATAAAACCCAGACCGTTCAGATTTGTATTTGTTAGATCATTACCGAGAGCAACGGTAATGTTACCGCCAGTAAAAATATCTTGCGATTTAGCCATTTTTGTTAACCTTTTATTAAGAGGAACCGGAATTAATCCGGCCTATATGTTCTATTTAGAGGGAATATTAGTGAGAATTAAACACGGGAACCGTATATAGCACCTTGTACATACCAAGAAGGGGAATTTCCGTTCACAGCAGCACCCGCAGCACCAGGCGGTTCTATAGTGGCTTTGCCACCTGAAAAATAACCAGCACCACCATTCTGACCTACATCACCACCTGCGCCGCCTACAGTGTCAAAACGAGTTGCAGGAGGCGTTGCCCCTGGAGAATCAATTGATGCGGTATAGCCACTTTGACTATCTCGCCCTTCGCCAGTACCACCTAACCCAAATGGTCTACCGCCAGAACCAGCAGAAACAATGTTCGAGTTAAGCGATACCCCGCCACCACCACCGCCACCACCGCAAATAGAACCGTAGTTGTAGATGTGTAGACGACCGCCAATCTCGTTTGTGATACCAACACCGCCCGGTTTACCATAACGGCTACCAATAGTAGCACCATCACCACCGCGACCAGATACCATTACCCCGGAATGAATAACTAACTTGATATATTCATTTTGTAAACTTGCTGGGATATAAATGCACGGGCCTGAAGTGTTTGCGGCAACCCAACTACCTGTAATATTAACAACAACGGGTATTGTTCCGTAGCTAGCTAATACACCAACAAGCCAGTCATAGCCTAAATTGTGATTCGCACCGTAAGTTAGTTCAATTTCTTTTGATCTTCCTGCCATTTCACTCATCCACCCATCACCGGGTAAACGTAAAACTTGCCGTGCCTGGTACATATACCGATGGCCTGTCTCTTGAGCGGCTGATTCTCCGATCCACCCCGGAATTCCTACTACTGCCATAATACCTCCAAAAGGGCCGTAGCCCTTATTTGCTTTCCAGTTTTTCCACTTTAGATTTTAATTCTTTAATCGCGTTTACAAGCAATGCAATTGTTGCAGCAGGAGAAATATTCAATATTCCATCTGTTTCATTGACTGCTTCAGGTAAAACTTCCTGTAATGTCTGTGCAATTAAACCAGCTTCGGTAGTTTCATATTCTTCGGATTCTAATTTTGATTTTTTGTCATAAATTAAACCTTCAAGATGATCTACTTTATCAAGAGCATTTTCTATTTTTCTAAAATTAGTTTTAAGTCTATTATCAGAACGAATATAAACGTTATTGAAATCAGCATCACCACCACCGATAACTTTTTTATCTACATAAAATTGACCTGCATCGCCATGCCAAACGCGCCCACTATTGCACCACAGCTCAATAGTACCGTCGCCGACGCTAGTAAACCCAGAATCGTTATCGCCAATAGCTATTGAAGCACCTGCGAATGAGTTAACGGCTGTACCAACTGCCATTCTTGCAGAACTAATTTGATTCGGTGCGTAGAAATTGCCCTGGATATCAAAATTATAAAGAGCGGTAGGAGTTGAATTTTCTCCAGAACCTACCCTTATAATAGCCTGCCCATCAGTACCATTATTCTGCCTTAAAACACCTAAATCAACCTGAGTAACCCAACCATATCCACGGACAGTAGTAGATCCTCTGACTATAGGATAATAATCGGAAGTACCTGTTACTTCGCCAAACTCTACATGCAACGGTGCTTGTTGCCGCCATTGATCTGCATACGAATGTGAATTTTTACTTGCCCATATATTACCATTAACAACTAATGACCTAGATAGGATATTGGCAACACCTTCTGCGCCACTTTGTCCTGAACGTATATTGATATTGTAATTATCATCTGCATAAAGTAAGCCTTTATCACCCGTACCAGAACCATTACCAAACCACAAGTGTTTATTACCAGTTCCGCTAATATAAATGCTTGTCGCAGCAGTAAGAGATTTATTAACGACTACATCATCCACCAGAGTAGATTTGCCTCCAACACGCAACCCGCCAGTTACCACGTTCATCAATCCAGTATCCGATTCCAACCGGACGATTACTTTGTTTACGTTGGCACTGTCTCGTATATAAGACTGAACAAATGCACCGCCAGTAGGGGTAATAACAGTTTCAATTCTCCCGCGAACATTATTTGCCCCGGATCTAGTTTCACTAAATGTAACTGAACCGATAGTTGCATTCGCGGCGGGCAGAGACACACTTGTATCAATTGTATTGTTTACAAAATCAAGCAAACCTACGCCTGCTTTGTTAATATAAACATCATTGCTCAATGAACCACCTGTTAACGGTAGATACGCGGTATCCAGGCTTGCGCCAATTAATTTACCAGCAGAACTGACTAACTGAGTTGTACCTTTCCACCACAGAGGTGATTCTAATCTTACTGTATTTGTTAAGTTAGTTGTAGAAGCATTATACCCCAAATACAAATCACCACCGACCGTATCGGTATCAGATTTTTTACTAGCAGAAATAGTCACGTTCCCGTTCGCATGATCTCGAATTATAGTAGACCCTCGACACATAATAAGAGAACTGGAAGCGGAATCATTCATCCGAAGATTTCGAATCGATTTCAGGTTAAAGTCTTCAAGAATAGAAAGGCGACTTACAACGGATAATGATGTATTATTAGCAATTAAGCGAATATCATAATCAACGTTAGTTCCTGACGTATGGAAATCAATATACGGACTACCAGCAGTTGTTAAAGAACCCATCTCAATACTTGCGTTAGCGTGATTCAAAGCAAGAGCATTCGTGTTACTCACGGTGATGGTTCCTGCTGAAGTAATAGAGCCATTCGCAGTTAAACTTGTAAGGGTTGTAGCACCTAATGTAGTAGTTCCTGCCTGGAATGCACCGACATCAACGCGGGTTAATCCGGCTTCGCTATCCATCTGAATACGGGTTTTAACAGTAGAGGCGTTATCGCGCGTATCCCACAATGCCTTTACACCGGTTGTATTCGCCGGAATATAAGCCTGAAATCCGACACGAGACACACCGCCTGCAACATCAGTAGTTTTAGACCCCTCTGAAAATCTCATATATCCCAAAAATCTATTTGTTGCCGAAACTGACGTTAATGTATCAACATTAGGGTTAATAAGGTCAAAACTTGCCGAGCTGGTATTATAAACCGATAATCTGCTACCAGAATTTATTCTATAAGCTTCTACAGCTTTGGTTGTTGTAATATCGCCCGTACTGGTTACGTTTCCAGTTAATGAACCACCATTAGCAGGCAAAGCGCCAACGTTAGCAGCAGGGATCGAAATATCCGCAGAACCATCAAAATCAACCCCAGCGATTTTGCGCGGGGTTGAAAGTTTGGTTGCGTTGGTGATAGCCGCACCAGTTTTAATATACCGTGAATCGAAATTATCGTATTTTGTTAGTTCAATTTCGTTTGCGGTGATTTTTGCCGAAGTCGTTACGTTGCCAGTTGCGGCAATAGTCGAACCGGTAATAGCACCCGTTTCAACAGATCCAGATTTCGCTTTGCCCGTAGTGGTTACGGTTGCTGATTTCACGTCACCAGTTGCCACCAGTGAACTAGCAGTGATCGCGCCAGTACCGATAGAACCCACGGTTGCCTTACCAGTTGCGGTAACGGTAGCGCCTTTTACGTCGCCTGTTGCGACTACTGAAACGGTTTCGACCGAACCAGCATTTACCTTGCCAGTAATAACCGCGTTACCGCCTGCGCTAATCGCCCCTGGGGTTTGAAGTGATGCAACTGTCGCAACACCAGTAGCGTTCAACGTGGTGGACTCTAGCGGGCCTGTTTTGGTTCCGGCTAAGGTAGTGTTCCCCGTGGCGGTTAAAGTGCTCGTAGACACTCCTGTTGCGGTTAAGGCACCAGTACCAACAGAACCTAGTGTTGCCTTTCCGGTAGAAGTAACGGTTGCGCCTTTAACGTCGCCACTAGCGGTAATTGTTCCGGTGTTGGTCTGGTTGCCCGAAACGGTCAGACCGTTGGCAATTGTTGCGCCTGCTTTTGCTTGTAGACGTTCGGTTGTAATCGGGTCATTACCCAACTGAATAATTGCGCCAGAATCATCACCTACATAAATTTTGCGGTCGGCAAGGTTAATACCGATTTCACCGCTTTCTAAACCAGTAGGTCTGCGTCCTACAGTTGAAGTTCTTTTAAACTTAATCTTTGCCATAAAAATACCCGTATATGGAATGTATACGGGTATTTATGGTTTATTAAAACGTGCCAAGATCAATTACGTCATTAATGCCGATTGCGCCTAGTTCTAACGTTGTTGGTTTACGTCCTGCATGATAAATCACGTTCCCATTAATTTTCATGTTTTCATAGTTAGCAGCAGAAGTTTTAATATTAAATTCTGTTAAATCTTTTGCAAGATAACCTGTTAACCACATCGAATGAGTATTTGGATCAGCAGCGTTTGATAAATTACCAGACTGAATATATCCCTTTCCAGTTTGCTGAGTAAATCTCACCGCTGTTGTTCCATCCTGAACAATCAAACTTCCTGTAATGGTATCGCCAGTTTTAGCAACAGCACCGATTGCCCCAGGAGTAGGTTTATTCAGTGGTGAGTAAACAAGTTCGCCCCGATCCTTAAGCGTTGCCAGCGCGTTGATGTTGTCGATTTCGGTAAAACCTTTACCGCCAGCGTGCCACATCGTAGCGATGTTTACCGCTTCACCAGCCCGGTTAGTGGTCGAAATGTATCGTGGTAAATCAGCCTCGTTAGCAACGCCGGGAACAGTACAGAAACGGAAAGTAGTTCCTCGAACCTCTGGGGAGAATATCGAACCCGTCATTACCGCCAGATTCCCGCCTCTGAGATCTACTGCGCCCAGATCAGCCGGAGCGGGTTTATCTGCATCAGTGTAAACCTTCGTCCATGCTTGCGGAGATGGTGAGAGGTTACGAACCCGCATCAACGGCTTGCCTGAAGAGTTAACGATGAGTTGCCAGCCTTGATTATCGTTACCCTGTACCGCTACAGCACCGGTATCAACACCGAACGGGTTTTGATCAGTAGAACCGGGGAACGTAACGAATCTGTTACCTGACAGCTTTTTCCAGTCCAGCACACCAGGGTAATGCTGTGTTCCCGCACCGATACCCCAATCACCTGTAAGCACCGGATCACCTTTACGGGCAATGCCGGATTCGTACATATCGAGAATAGAAAGCTGATAGGTTTTCTGTACAGCGGATTCTTGTTCGCCTGATGTGGTTTCAGAGATAACGTTAGCGTCGAAAATGTTGTAATAACCGATCTGACCGGGAGCCGCATCTTGTACGGTATCCGTTCCGATTTGGTACAGCATACGAAAACGTAACGGTTCTTTTGTCTCCAGAGCAGTATCCAGCATTTCCTGAACTGGATCGCCGGGGATTACGCCTACGGTTATTTCAGTATCAGAATAAATTTTACCGCCCGGTAAAATGCTTTCGGTGTCAGAATCGTATGTTTCGTATCTGGCAATTTCACGGGTAGATTCAACTGTCGGATATGATAAAACTTGTGGAATATCAACATAAGTCGAATCGTGGAAATTGATCAGAGGGTCTAATTCGGTTGTAATCGAGATATCAACACCAGAACCCGAAAAAATATCGTATGTATTGTCGATCATCTTAGTTCCTTTCGTAGAAATATTTCAGGTCGAGGGTAATAGCCGCCATTACGTGACCGTTTGAAGCATCATTCTGGTAATTGGTCGATGAAACTTGCGGGTTGATATCATTGATCCTGAAATCAGGGAAATCAGACGGTGAGATATCCATTAATTTTTGAATAATTCCGTGTACGGCTGTTTCTTGCGTTTCTGAAAAAACAGCAATAGTGACTGAACACGTAGCATCCAACTTTTTATTTCGAACTGATGAAATGTTTGTGTAGCTTTCGTCTATTTCAGTGATCCAGACTTGTGGAGTATCATCAACGGATGTTTTGAAGTAATCGACAAGATTTAATTTCCATTCTTCAGCAAGAATCTGTTCAAACCGTCGCTTGATAGCTAAACGGGGTAATATTTTATTTGTATTTGCCACGACCGCCCCCGGTAACTTCCAGATAACAAGTGACTAAGCCGGATAGATCATCATCGATATAAGCTATTTTGTGTTCTTCGCCGTTGATCCCTACTCTATCACCTTTAATTAATTCGCCGTACTCAACTGTTAAAGTTAACGTTTCGGCTATTCGCCCTTCTGAATCCGTTAAAGTTTTTTCGAATAATCCGGTAAACGATGTTCCATCTGTTTTTTGATATTGATCGCCTAATTTAAGAAAGCTGGCGATCTGTGCTTTTGAAAATTTCATATTTAATACCTCTGTTTATATTAGGTATTTAGAAACAAAAAAGGCAACCCCGAAGGATTGCCAGTTTTAGAGAGAAACTTTTATGGGGTAGTGGTAGACGCTTTAGGAGTCAGCACTTTCAATGCATCGTCGTGACGGTAGCCAACGTCAGCGTTCAGCCAGATACGCGGTACAACAGCACCCTGTGAACGGTAAGTGGTATCATCCATATCCAGTTCAACGGAACCCCATGAACCCAGAACGATGTTAGACCAATCACCCACGTAGATTTTACCATCGCCAACCAGACCAGTAGTCTCAACAGGCAGACCACACATGGTATTGGTGATTTCATCTACGATGTAACCCGGAACACCCGCAGTTTTCAGCGTGGTCATCAGAGTTGCTTTGGTTGCGTCGGTCATTACGCAAGTCATGCTTTCGTAGAAACCGAGGTCACGCATTTTCGCGATTTCTGCAAGGATTTCTTCGTACTTGAACGTTGCAGATTTCAGCGCGGTAGCGGAGAACATATCGTTGATGGACTTCGGCGCGTGAGCACTATTTGCAGCAGCAGCGGCGAACAGGGTTTTTTCCAGTGCGATCTGGGAACCACGCATGATGTGTTCGACCACGATACGTTCCAGATCCGGTACAGTTTGCAGACTGTATTTGGACATTGGTACGCCACCAGTGAAGTTTTTCGGTTGCATGGTGAAGCTTTCAACCGAAATGTCAGCTTCTGGAGAAGCACCGTTTTCATCTACCCAACCAAACGCATCAACCGCGTTTTTAGTCATCTTAGGCAGGGTCAGCGGCTGGGTCAGGTTGTCATATTTGGTGATGTTCAGACGACCGAGAACGGAACGTTGCAGAACTACATCCAGGAAGGAGGACATATCCAGACCATCAGGGGTGATGCTTTTCACTTTGGTAGCAGTAACACCAGCACCAGCAGCACGAGCCAGAGCATTACCAGGGATGAAGATACCGCCGTGATTGCTTTTCGCAGAACGGGCCAGTTCCTGATGCACTTCAAGTTCACGACCAGACAGTTGACCGCCGTTAACCTTCGCGCGAATTGCTTTACCCAGATCGTAACCTTTCATCAGGTTTTGTTCATTATCACGGGAACGGGTTGCACGAACTACGGTACGAATTGGTTTAGCTCGTTTACCTTCACGCATTGCACGAACTGCGCGTACTTCGTCTTCGGAGAGTTCAATTTTCTCTTCTTCGATCACTTCTTCTTCAACAATTTCTTCTTCTTCGCGTTTCACGCGGAGTTTACGAATTTCTTCTACTTCTTCTGGGGTCAGTTCCAGTTCTTCAATTACTTCTTCTTTAATAATTTCGTCAGCCATTTTTGGAATCTCTTTGTTGGTTTCAGCGTTTCGCTGTGTGCCTTTATTTAGGGAAAGTTTTATTTCGCTTTTTTCGCGGTTAATTCCCACGTTGTCGGACGCTGGAACTGAAACAATCGAAACTTCGTATGGCGCAAAATAAGCCATTAGGTCATCACCGACCTGTTCGTATTCTGTAAGGTCATATCCGAAACTGATTTTCGAGAGAGTTCCTTCAATAACCATTTGGCGAACTTCATTAGCGAGTTCGTTAACAGCGGAAAATTGAATCTGGCAACGGCCTACGCCGTCGGGATCAATTCGCGCTGAACCTTCGACGACTTTTCCAATTGGTAAATCGTGGTTGTGTTGATATAACAGCGGAGCGCCATTATTCAGACGGGTTAAATCTATTCGTTCGGGGTTGTCGTGCCGGAGAACTTCATTTAATATAATTGGATTTCCCATTTCGTCCCAAAACTCTCGTTGAACGGGAGTTTCATCAGAAAATGCGATATCAAAAATATACTTTTCTTGATCACCACCAGCAGCCAACCCCGACAAATTACGCCGGAGTTGCTTCTTACTCATGTGTATTTCCTTATTGCTGAATCACATCATTATTTAGGGATTCATTCTCAGGAAAATTTTGGTTTGCTGGTTGAGGTGCTATCGATTGTTTATCAGCGTCGATCTCTTCATCGACTTTTTGAGGATCCCCGCCGATAGCAATAATTGCTTCGTGCCTACTCATTAATTTATTTCTGATAGCAACTTCATACGCCTGGTATTCTTTGATCGGATCTACTGATTTCATTCCTTCGCCAGAGAAAGTCGTATTAAAAATCACGTCATCAACGGCTTTTTGAGTAAGAGGCAATACGTTATCGTCCACACCACACCGTAAGAATTCCTCGAACAACGGAATAATTACTTGCTCTTTCAATTTGTCTCGCAAAATTGCAAATCGGGCGTTGGTTTGAAGCTGTCCAAAACGAGCAGAACTGAAATTAACGTTTTTGGTTGAGTTCAATAGCGCGTTCGAATAAACACCCAGGCCAGCGGCGATCTGTTCTATCGTGGATTCTGCGAAACTCTCGTAACTGCCACCGTTGCTGTTAGCCGTAACAGATTTCGCGCTGTAACCGGCTGGGAGTTCCATGATCAAGCCAGGAGACATTTCTTGTGTGATTTCCTGATGTTCGGTTTCGTCGTCATCAAGCATTGAATCCTGCGATTTATCGCGCTCTAAGAAGGTCATAGACGCAGCGGTAATCTGTTTCTGAACCAGAGAAGCAAAGGTAAAATCGTTCAGGTGATTCATCAGGTTCATCGAGGCGAGGAAATCGGTAACACCCCTGTAGCTATCAGGTAAAACACCGTCATAGTGATGAAGGATTTCATCAGCCGGAATACGTTCACTGATCACTGAATATGTCTGAGTCAAAATATCGAAATCACGCAGCCAATAAGCGATCACTTCGTTGGTGTCGATATCAAATTCAATCCCCTGGTAAATTACGGTGTCGGGTTCCTCACCCTGCTTTGTCATGTTTCGGTCAATTCGTTCAGAAGGAATAATTTCAACCTTCATTCCGGTTTCGAATCGATGAATACGGATAAAACTTTCACCGTCGATGATTCGCGCCTTACTTACTTCGCGCAAAAACTGTTTAAAGGTGAATTTTTTGTTCAGGGAAAAACGTTTTGGGTTTTCTGCGAACTTCAACCATTCATCACTGATACGTTTATTTAGGGCTGCGTTTAATTCGCCTGTTTTTGAGTCCACCAGTGAAACAGTTGGATTGATGCCTTTAGAGCCTACAACGCCATCGGTAACGATTCGGATATAGTTCGCCGCCAGTGGGTTATTCACTACGAGGTCACGCGCTTGGAACATCACCTGTTGCTGTTGGTGAGCGCCGATTGCCCTGTTGATAGGTGCGGTGATACCTTCGCCTGAGGAACCACTGATCCGGTTTGTGTTGATACCCAGAGCGCGTTTAAAAAATCCGGTTCCCACTGGTGTAATTACTTTCGCAATTGCTTTTCGGAATTGTGAATGTTGTTTCGGGGTATCCGGTTTTAATACATTCTGTTTAGTTGATTTCTTCGGGAACCTTTTTAATAAGTTGAGCATAATCAATCCCTGGTAAATTTAATTTTGATTGCGGTTAGTGGTGATTTGCCCTGTTTTGCGCGTTTAGTCCGTACCGCTTGCGCTAATTGGGTTCGAAGGGATTCAGATAACGCCACCAGATCCGCAAGGCTGGAATAAACGAGGGTCTTTGAATTAATACTCAGTTGTGTTAACACGCCTTGATCATCGGTGAGTTTCGCCTGAATCACTTTATCCAGTAGTTGAACCTGTGCGCGTAAGGTATCAACACGATCTTCCTTCTCGAACAGCCCGATTACTTTCAACGGGGTAATGTGAATAATGTCGCCGCTATGATTTAAAGCGATGATCAGATACTCACCTGTTTCGAGTTGAGTCGAAGGAAAAGTAATAACTCCATCACCGTTGTTCGTTTTTGCTAAAACAGTTTTTTCGTTCTGGTCAATTACAGAAAAAGATTCAGCTTCGGTTAATCCTTCAAAGCTGAACGGCATCCCTTTTCTGACAGTAATTTGTTCAATCATAAAAAAGCCTTATATTGATTTATATAAGGCTATTTATGGTTTGTTTTATCGCCGGGTTATCCACCGTGTTTTTTGAAGTCTACGTATAGAAGGTCGATCCGCTTTTAATATAGTCCGGGTTGGTTCAGGCGGTTGCTTAGTCGCGATTGGTTTTAGCTGTTCCTGCGGGGCTGTATCGCGTTCTGGCGGGTTTTCCTGTTCTGGTAATACATCAGCGTTAATTTTCTGCTTGTACTCTCTAAGGCGCTTCCAGTTCGATTTAACGCCCTTCAAAACTAATTCCATTCCTGCTAATGCATAGTTGAAACAATCGCTGGCCTCGTTTCGTTCCTGCCCTTTTTTAAGTACCCACTTGATCCCTGTTGCGGTTCGTTTCATTTCTTCGGCTGTAAGCTGTTCAAAGAAGTCATCAGGAACCGTATTTGATATTTCAAGTTTCATCGGTGCCGATCCGTTCAAGTTACGGTTTATGATTTCTTGCGCTTTGAATTTAAGCTGACTTACACCGAGTACATACAATTCCTGTCCACCCGTTCTGGTAGGCTGGATCGGGATGGTTGGCGCGTTGAGTGAACTTGAACCCTTGATCGCGTGAAGTTTGTTCCAGCGGTTACAGTTGCGGTATACAGCTTGTGTCGCCCTTCCGTTTCCTGAGTCGAGATTTGCAAACAGCATAGGTATTTTTTGACCGGATACCGTTCTGAAATCTGACTTAAGAAAATTAATCAGTTCGGTGTACGCCTTTGAATCTGCGCGTTCACAATCGAAGTCAAAGAACGAACGATGATCCAGGATATAAAGCGCTTTCTCCCCTACTCCTAATAATAAGTTTTCAAGGCGGTCTTTTTGCTGATCCGCGCCTGCAACCAGAAATACAACATCAACAGGAATATTATTTACCGAGATCGGGCTAGATAATTTTTCAAGGTCTGAAACGTTAACTTCGGAATTAAGGGCATCGTAGCTGGTAGCTAAACAAGTGTTGTAAAAGACTTGTAAACTAAAACTCTGGAAAGCGTCGGTGTAGTCTTGAACGATACTTTCAACGGTACATAGAGGGCTTACCAATCGATTCACATGGAACCCGATAATATTACTCATAGGGTTACTAGCCCTGAACTGTCCACCAGCGACAGCGCGTATCCTGTCTCCTTCTGTCCACGGTTCCTGGCAATGGGGGCAAACGTATCTTGCCGTACTGGGAACCGGGATCTTTTTACCCTGCTGTACTTCCCAATCAAATTTAACGTTCTCCCATTCAAGAGTTTGTTCACCCTGGCAATGAGGGCATGAACACCAGAACAACCGCTTGTCGCTTTTTTCGTACTCCACCGTGATCGGCCCGTGTTTCGTGGTCGGTGTTGAGCTGATCACTACTGGAGATTCGCCTTGGAAGGTACTCACACGTTGTTCACTAAGGAGGATTACCGATCCTTCCTCTGATTCACTTGCCGCCTCGCATTCGTCTAAAAAAACCCCGCCGCCGATGCTCTTTCCCCTCAAATGAGAAGGAGAAGAAAGAGACATCATGTACAGAAACGCGCCGTTCGTTAGCTGGATTTGGGCCTGATTATTTACACTCGACTTGTCTGATTTGGAGGTAATCAGGTTTCGTAAGGAATCTGATTGCTGGATCATCGGCAACAGCTTGCCATTAAGCCATTGTCCTAACTCCCGTGTTGTACTCTGAAGAATGGCTACGTTATGTCCACTGGTAGACATCTTGTAACCGATCATCGCGTTCATCAGGTTCGTTTTTCCGGCCTGACTAGGGAGCTTCATAACGATTTTCTTTTTACCCTCCAGCAACGAATCACAGATCTGTTTCTGGAATGAGAACAAGCGCATTTTCTGGCCTGCGCTGGGGCCATCTACGAATATAAGATTATTTTCCGCCCACTCACTAGGGGCTAATATCGGAGGCGGTCGCATGAATTCCGCGCTTTTTTGATAAATGATTTTGAGTTTTTCTAAATTCTTCACTTGTTAATCCTCTTTTGGGATTATTTAGGCGAAAAAAAACCCGGCGATTAGGCCGGGTTAAAAGAGAGAAAAAACAACTCTATTTCAAAGGTAAGATACTGTCTAAGGTATCCACAAAACCACTAACCGGAACGAAAATGATTTTGTGGATACCCTTGTGGTAAGGGTTATCCATGCGGGGGAGATAAACACCGCCTCTTTTGTATAATCTTATTTATGCAAGTTTTTCCCGATATTTTTTCTTGAAGATATCGATCAGGGCTTCTTTCGAGTAAGTCTTATCAACATCAACACCAGCCCCGCGCAATTCCTTGATCATTCGTTCCCTGGTTAACCGGGCAAATTTCTTGCTTTCGTCCAAGATAAACGAAGGATGGATCGGCTGTTCGCTGTAGTCCTGTTCCCAGTAATCAGCAAGATTACGTAACACCGTTGGGAAATCGGCTTTGCCCTTCAAGCCTGCCCGGTACATCAAGCCCGCAACCTTAGCTTCGAGGACGCTATTACATAGGCCGTGTAAGAGTCCTCGCATATGCCCTGTGTAGTGATTATGGTCGGCGTTCGCCTTGCCTACAGAGTCCAACGGTAGGCCACACAGAGCGCATTTACCTTGCTGTTTATTGAACTGGGTTGTTTTCCAAACTTGTAGTGATTTTTGAGTGAGTACAGCCATCAAAATGATTCCTATTGTTGATGGCGTTATTTAGAGTCAAATTTTAGGTGTAGTTATTACGGCCGAATTTTCGACATACATTCTTTTTGTTTCCTCTTCGTTAAACTTCATAAAATGACCAAGTTGTGCAAGATCAACGGATGGACATCTTTTTAATAACTTCAAAAACCACTCTGATTTGTTTTCATAACCTGTTAAAAAGACATAGTTTTTAATGTATTTCTTTTTCAAAATATCTTTTGTTTCCAGTGGAAAGTTGACCATGAAATCATTCAATGACTCTAACAAATCATCAACCAAAGTGATAAATTTTTCAGTTATATCAATATACCTCATCATTAGACTCTCATCTAAAAACTCAGCAACAGCCCTTAAACTTACCTCACCCCTAACACCCGACCCAGCAAGCAACGGAGCTAATAGATCCTTTACTTCATTATCGATTTCATTTCTAACCTTTAGAATATCGATAAACATATTGAAGTTCCCAAATGTAGCTACGTATGATGCTATGTTCATCCAAGGATGTTTTTCAATGTCATGAATTTTTGTATATAGAAGTTGTGCAAGTTCATTAGCAGCGAAACTGACATATTCGAACTGAGTAGGCATTATCGGAACATTCAGAGCACGTTGAACAGGATGCGACCCCAAACTTTCAAAATAGTTTTGTTTTGTTGCAATTAGACTTGCTTGCATACTTTGCATTTTAAGAATAATTGAATTTAATGTATCTGCTTTCATGCGTTCATTCTTGGCTGCCTCTTGAAACTGATACCCTCGTATGGCAATGAAATATGCAGTTATAGCAGAAAGCATAACCACAAATATCGGCATGAAGTAATCTTTGAAAAAATTGGTTTCACTCGCTGCATTCACTACATCTGTCAAATGGTTGACGGCAACCACAAGCGCGTAAGGGTCGAATGATTTCATCAGGTTATCCTTATTGGTTTTAGGTTATTTTATCCTTACCTTGCACGTCGCACCAGTGTTAGCATTAAGCCCCCTCCCGGCTGGTTGGGGTTTGTTGGTTTGTTTGTTCGGCTGGGAGGGGTTCGATCACTATCTAGAAATTTTAGGGTTACTTTTACGCCACCTTTTCCAGAACCCGTACTCTTGTTTTATGTTCGAAGCAGATGTGACAGTTCCGTGTTTAGTGGTTGGCGGATCAGCAATGATGCTTTCAAGCGACTCCCCGGAATCAAGGCGCGAATAGATTTTGTAATCAGCGGCGTCGGGATTGGTTGGTTCCGCTTTGCCATGACTCATAGATACTCCTTATCTGAAAGTATTGGTTTGTGGTAGTTTCTAGTGCCGTCAACAATATTAACTTTAGTTGGACTGACATTCATACTATCTTGAAACCAAAAAGTTCGGTTAGATAGCTGGGAGCAAAATAAAAAGTTCGGTTAGATCCTCTGAAACCCGCATTCTTTCGTAAAAAAAGTTCGGTTAGATAGCTGGGAACCCGCATGAATACTGGGATTCTTGCCTATACATATACATAACTAGTCGTTACTCACTATTAGAGAATGAAAAGAAATGATCAGGAGGCCGAAGGCCGACACCGCGAAGCGGCAGTGTAATATTACGTAACCTATGAAGTGATCAAATTAACATTACTTCGAAGTGATCAAGGTTACGTAGCGATAGTGTTAAAGGTTAGCATCTGCGCTACGCTTGATGCCTCGCTTCGCTCGTGATCTCGAAGTGATAATTCTTTGAATGGATCTTAGTAAACCCTTCAAAATGATGTGTGTGGTTAAACCTTTCTTGATCTATTTTCAAGACCAAAACCAAAATAAATAGTACAAAATATTTCTCAGAGAAATTTGATTTTTAAAATCTACTCTGTAATATTTAATTCATCCGGTACAGAGAACTCCCCCAGTACCGAGATAAAACTTAAATACCAGTAAGGCGAGATCATTAGTTCCCCGATCTGATTACTGATCAGCTATTGAAAGGCTGATGTATCCCCACTTCGATATTATTTTTACTGTTTTTTATACAGCAGTGATCACCCAAACAGTGGTTTCGGTACAAAATATAATCAATCCTTTATCTATTCGTGCTGTTTTTCGGGTAATGAAAATCGTTCGGTTATTATTTGAACGAAATTTACATAACCTGACAAACCTCCACATAAATAGTTACGTAACAAGAAAAAGTTAATCTTGTTTCGATAGCCTTAGGGCTTTTTTTAGAACTAAATTTAAAACTTAACCAAAGTTAACGAGAGTATAAAAATGAAGATGACACTGGCTAAACTTAAAGTATTAGCTCCGTTGTATATGGCGGCAACCCCGGCGGAAAAGAAAGAGTTACTTAAAGAATATAACATTTCGAAAGTGACATTCTATGCAGCCCTTAAACGTTACAATATGACAATCACCACTGTTAAAACGCTGGCTTGATTCTGATGTAAAAAAGCCCCAGCCATAAGGCCAGGGCAACGACTAGAAAAATCTTGTGAGGAATAAATTATGGAAATCAAAATCGGCAATAATGCCAAAACACATATTTATTTAATAGGTACAAAAAATGTCAAATATCGTAAACTTTACCCGTAATACCAATGTTAATACCTTCTGCGCATTTGGATCCGCTGCCGATGCACAGATGACCAGTTTAGAAATTGCCGAAATGTTAGGCTGTGAACACCGTAACCTTAAACGCAGTATTGACCGTTTAATTCAAACTGGTGTTATTCAACATTCTCCAACGGAGAAAGTTAAAGATAATCAGTCGCTTAGCCCTAATAATAAAACTGATGCTTATATTTTTAAGGGTGAACAAGGTAAACGCGATTCGTTTATTGTAGTTGCACAGAACAACCCTGTTTTCATGGCTTCAATTGTTGATCGCTGGCTCGAACTTGAAAAAGCAGCAGCGTTTAACGGCCTGCCTAATTTCACCGATCCGGGCGAAGCGGCTAGAGCATGGGCTGAACAATATGAACAGAAGCTTCTAGCTCAGAAAGAGGCAACGGAACTTTCAAAAGAAAGTCATGCTAAATCACAGCATGGTATGAAAATGGCGGAGTTTATGGGAACGACTTCCACGAAAGTTTCACGCGAAGGATTGCGCTATTGTGTCGAGAAAGGTTGGTTAACCCCTCACTATATGGGCAACAAACAGAACGGTTATAACATCACACCAGAGGGAGAAAAATATTTTATTCGCTCTACTTCTGGAAATACGAAACGCCACGATGTTATGTGTTTGCCTGCACTTCGTGAGGTATTCAACCCGCTACTGTATCCGGTTGTTCGAGTTAATGAAGTTCGTAACTTCGCTGCATAAATGAAAAAGCCCCTGCTCTAACAGGGGCTTAATGAGGAAAATATAATGACTGTAACAACTTAACCAAGTGGCATTACCAGTGCCACCTATAACAAAACTAAAGGCACAACATGAAATTCAACTTACGTATTCAAGATGGAGGAAACCGTTATTATAATGATTCTCTCTGTTACTATTTCATCGGAACAAGTAAACAGGAATCAATCGAACGGGTTCACTCTCTTTCACCTGTATGTATTTATGGCGAAGATTTCAAGTCAGTTAAAAAAGCTATCAGGGCAGAATTTAAAAAAGAACAAACCCCGCAGTTAGAAATGACTTCATCACTCAAGCGTAGGTTTTCGGATGTTGAGAAGAAGATCGACGCTCTCATGATGCCGGGTGAATCCATCTATCGCGTGTTCTTTCATTACAACAAAATGTCTAAGCCAATGGTGATCGTGTGCTTAGGCGTCCGTACAGGCGACATAGCAGGCATTGAACAGGGCCGGGTTCTGATCAGCGGAGTGGATACCGTAATCGAAGAGAACCACTTCGTTCATAGTGACCGTTGCGATTATTACCAAGGGTCATGGAATTACACCACGAGCAAATCAGGCAAACAATTTATCAATATCGATTGCACCAAACGCGAACATGAAAAACCGTTAGCGTACAGAGGAAAATAAAATGACAGAACAAGTTAATGCAGAACCAAAAAAGATTTTGGTGAATATCGGGCAAACATACCAGAGTGCTAACCACGGAGAATTTGAAGTTGTGCTTATTGGTAAAGCCCGTTCGGTGTTCGTTGAATTTAAAAATACCGGAAACATTGTGAAAACTACCGTGTATCGGATAAGGCAAGGAACGGTTAAGGATCCCGCCCAAAGTAAACGAGGCCGACCACGTAAGGTGACAGCCGATGTCTAACGAGATTATCAAACAGGAACGCGCCCTATCGCTCACAGGCGCGATTTATCAGGTTAATGACGGATTACTACAGGTGATCCAGTACGAGAGCAACAAGAGGGTATACGTGCGATTTGTTCAGTCAGGGTACACCACTTGGACAACCATGATGAATATCAAGGCTAAACAGGTGAAGGATAAGTTTAAGCCGACCGTATGCGGGATAGGATACACAGGCGACGGTTGCTCGGTGCAGGGTGCAGAACGAAAGAAGCTGTACCACGTTTGGCGGAACATGCTGGTTCGACTGAATGACCCGGTTAAGTTCCCCACGTATGTAAACGTGGAGTTGGATCCATCCTGGCGTTGCTTCTCTAACTTCGCTAATGACGTTATCCAGCTACCCGGTTATGAACACTTCATGACAGAGCGTGATGTATCACTTGATAAGGATAGTCTGTCAGGAGAGCGTAAACGGTACAGCCGGGAAACTACTTGCTGGGTAAGTAAAGCGGAGAATACCCGGATCATGGTCGAAGAAAGAGAACAGAAACGGAAGAAGAAAGTAACGGCTGATATAGCAGGGATTACTTGGTGATAAATATAACCATCAAAACAAACCAACTAGGTAAATCAGAATGAACGAAGAACAGATCCAAAACCACATTAACCAACTGAACGTCGCAATTAACCAACTTGATGTTGATAACGCAAACCTTGTATCGATGCTTCATAACGCTAAACAGACAATCGCGTATTACCGTTCTCAGATTGAACAGTTGAGCAAGCGAAATGCAGAACTTGAACAGTCGGTACATCCTGCCACTGTGGAAGTTGAACATGAATCAGCACCAGAATAAAAATAAAGCTCCTTCCTAACTGTTGGTGGTTATCTTTTTAGTGGTATTAGCTCGAACTGACATTTTCCGCAGAAAGAATATAATCGAATAGGACTGTCCGCTCTGAGTGTGAAGCGGACATTTATCCCTATTATACTCATATAATTTGAATTATTTCATGCACACGCGGTACACTCTGTATTAGTAACTGAACTTAATGTCTTATTTTTCAACGAAATCGGTCACCACAACGTCTCCAAAAATATCATGTATGGCAACACGCAATTTCAAATGAGATAACTCATCATTTTCCTTCACTAATTTAACAATGGTTGCAATATCTGATTCACTCATGCCATAACCAAAAACTATAGATTCAAAAGCATCGAATGGTATTTTCTTAAGGTTAATCTCGGAATACTCATTGAAATGCATGGATTGTTCTGAGGTTAATTCTATTTCAAATTTCGGTTGAACTAATGGCCCTTTTTTATTTTCACAGAGTACCAAAGGACATACTATCCTTGCTTCATCTTCAGAAGACCATTTTTCAGCCTTAGAATATAGTAAACGTTCTGAAAAATCGACTATATCGATGCCATTCCCAGAGAGCAATTGCAGAACATTTAATGAATTGCTAAAATCATTTAGATTAAAATTCTTTAAAGGAACACCATTAATTCTTAACATACCTTTATAGTATGTGAGAGAAGCCCTTTTCTCCTCAATGTAGTTGACATCTTTCGGAGGCAACTGATTAAAAAATGGATGGTGTTGATTGAACGTTACCGCCAGGCCCTGACCTTCACTAGCATAATGTGTCCACATAAGTTCATTTGTGTCAGATTTTGAAAGAGACAGGACTCCTAAGTGACAACTTAATGCTTCAACTAAGAACTGATTAATTCTTTCTGCAATTTTAGTTAATTGTGTCAGGTCGTATTCATCCATTGATTTAAAACCTTCCTGATGTAACATATGCGGAAAAGTATCTCCATATCTGGAACCGCACGGTTTTAAAAAAAAATTTTCCAACTCTTCTTTTGAGGGAGTGTATGAAGGGTCATGTTGTATTTTATCATGCTCTTTCTTTGCCCATGCATAATCGGCAGGTGAGAATCTGTTAAAATATGGCCATAGCCTAGTCTCACTTCCTTTATCATTAAGATATTTTGGCTGGGTCATTCTAAATAAACCGTTTGATATAAATTCGGTTCTTGGTGACCAATTATTGGTTTCTTTGTCAAAAAATAAACCATAGTATTTTACCAGCATCCCTCCCCCTTAATGAACTTAATTATACAGAGCAGCATGCATTTTACACTTTTTTAGTGTTTATGCACATTAGTAGAAATGCTACCTACTAAGGTCCGCTTCTGTCACGGAGCGGGCAGACAGATTGAGGCAGGCCCTGCAACATATCTGTGTCAGGCCAAATCGTAGCTAATCAAAGAAGTCTAGATCCTGTTCTGAATCTTCACCATCATTATCTGAATCGAATCCAGTATCAGATACCCCACCATCAGGCTCGTCGCCGTCTTGAACAGAATTTCCATTATCAGTATCGTTCTGAGCAGTTCTAAATCCATCGGTCTGATCCTCGTCTTCCGAATATTGGGTTATTTCGTCATCGCTAAGGAATTCGCCCTGATCCATCTGTTTAGCGATATCTTCTAGTCGTTCTGTGATGATCTGGTTCATGAACTTCTTCAAAGTGCGTGTATCGGTGCTGTGTTCAATGATTGATTGCGCCTGCGTACTTGAAATTTGAAGCATTGCATTGCGAACCATTGAAGAAAACTTACTGATTGATGCTTCCACTAGTTGAACCGGGATCAGGGTTCCGGCTGTTTCACGCGCTTTCATTTCCATAATGCGGGCTTCTGCATCCAGCTTGCGAAGTTTGGCCTGACCCATTGCTTCTTTGTTATCGACTTCACGTAACGGGGTAATTATATTTTTCACAACCCATTCGGTAATCTGGGGTTCGCGGAAACGCCGCTTGTCCGAACACCAGCACGAATCAGCCCCGCGCTCGTTGATCCAGTTCGTGACCGATTTCATATCGAACCCGTAACGTTTTGCCACTTGTGATTTTGTTGAATATTCCACGTAATTTTCTCTCTATGTTTTACGTATGTTTGTACTGATATTTAGCGAGGAAAATATTTGAGGAAATCTTGAACAATCGAAGCAGATGTAAACCAGTTGTTTTATTTTCACAGAAATTATTTTTGGGTTGATAGGTTCTGGCTATTGGACTGGACTGGATTTAAAACTTTATATACACGACAAAGAATGGGCGCTCGAAACATCCCGATTTCTGATCCCGGTCAGAGGACCCGTTTGATCAAACAGAACCCCGACTAAGCGGGGTTAAGCATGTTATTTAATTTAACTCTTCTTCATGATCCATAACTTCATATTTATTTGCAATTAATTGCATAGTTCTTTCCATACCCTGATAAACCGTTGCATCAGTAATATTCAATTTTGCAAGTTCCTTCATAATCCCAGATTTATTTTTGATTACAAATCTGTCAACTTTGAATTCTTGCGTTTCTTCTGATATTTCATTTGAAACCATTTCCGGGAAAACAGCATCGTTCCCGAAGAGCAAAAAAGCTCCTGATTGCGAGGATATTCTTTCATTGCTAAACCGACCTTTAACAAAAATTATTTTCTCTAGGTCTGCTGGAATTACGGCATTATCAAAATAAGGTTTTTCGCCTCTAATATGCTGAACGAGTTTTTTACAAGCATCAATTTGATTAAATTCGTCTTTATCTCTTTTAAAATCCAGTTCCTTTTTCTGGCTATCACTAAGCATTGACAAATTTGCAATGCAACTCACTGTATCTGAGTCAAAATATTTTATTTTATCCCTGTTAGTTCTAAATATAACCACATGTCCATCAATCTCATTTTTATTTTTATCATACTTAATACTATTACAAGCAAAATATAGGGCAATCAGTGGGTTGGAGGTAATATCCAATAAACGAGTTGGAATACCGTAGTGTTGCATTCTAACCAACTTGTCTAACATAGTTCTATCATCAATAAATTCGATTGGCCTTGCTGTCAATGCCTCTCTGACTAAACTGGCCTCACTATTCAAATGTTTATAAACCCCATTTATTTTGGTTTTCCTGAATAAAGATGGAGCAAGTTCATATGATGCATCGGAATGTCCACGGTAAAATATCTCTTCATTTTCATTTGATACTTGTTCAAGGACATATTGCAAAAATGTTTGAACATCACTTATTTCTTGATAGTCATGTTGTTCATCTGGAAGTGCTGGTTTCGGCAGCTCAACGGAGTTTATAGCTTGGAAACCAATACGCCTCATCGTTTCTTCAAGATCTTTATCTTTTACACCCCAGTGAGTGCGGTTAAGCCCAAATCCTCCGAGTTCCAATATTTTTTCAACTTCAATTTTATCTATTATTTCATGCCGTGGATATTCCTGAGTGATTTCATAATTGAAATAGATATCTTTTTTAATTATTTTTAGATTTGATATTTTACCAACACGAACATCTACATAATCAGATGATGAATTTTCATCTTTATAAGTTTCAGTCATGAATAGCACTGGCAATGCTTCTAAAACTGAAAATGCTGCCTCATTAAGTGGTGTTAATTTCTGTCTAATCTCTTCTGACGTGTTTTCAAACATTCTAGATACAGAAAAACTAGCTTCTCCTCTATCTTGTTGAAACATTGGCCAATATTCGAATGCGTCAGGACTACCACCCATGATCAAATTAAACATATGTATGCCTATATGATGTTTATAGTGAAGGTTAATTTTAGATCTTCTAAATGTACCTTATAAGCACCTGCTATTCAAACACCTACTTCGGTAGACACATCATTCATTTAAAGAATTTAACCTCTGAATACAGAGGCGTTGATAAAGATCATTTTTGCATAGGGAACTTGTAGAAATCTCAGAATGGGGCATTAATCATTTGCATACTAACGACCACCTTATCAACTTTTAGGTCTTCGGCATCTTGAATGGCCTGTCGGTCAAGCGATATCTGGCGGCTTTAGGCGGTGATGATCTCACCTCCTAAGAAAGTTTAGCGTGTAGCCCATCCTTGTTTATGCAGGTAGTCCAGGATGAACAGGCGGTTTTCTTTGATGATCGTTCGACGAATTTGATCAGTACCGTATCTCAGGGTAATTGTGGGACAGCATTACTTCTGTTTTTCTGAGATACAGCGTTGTCCCGGATACCCTATTGATAACGGGACAACGAATTCTATCGTTCAAGTTTAGAAACGATCCGGTGAACTGTTGACTTAGGAATGTCTGTTAACGCCGCGATGTTCCTGATGTTTCTTTCCCCTTTCTCCCATAACCTCGTGACGGGATCTATGTGTTCGTAAGAGTACGTTGACTGTCTTCCTCTGTAACTTCCCCTGTTGATCACGTTCAGCGTTAACAACGTATCCGAACACACTACCGTTTGCCGTATCTCTGATTCTCTTTTCTGGTTCGAGAACACAACGATCACAACAGGAAGAGGCGCTCTCACAAGTTTAGCCTGTGTACCGTTGCTTGCCTGGTCAGGTGGGATAAATTTCATTCCTCTGTGACACCATCGGATCTCTTGTGTATACGGATTAGCAAAAATGTGCTTAACGAAATAACTTGTCTGTGTTCGTGCCGGGATCAGAAACACTGATCTTTGCGGGAGGTGAGCAAGTGCAAGGAACGATTCGATTTCTGAGTAAGGTGGGTTGCAATAGCCCGATTCTACCTGTGACCAGTCCGAACTAAGCGCATCGACAAAATAGTTATCGCATAATGTATTTGAACACGTAGCCGCCAGATCGTGAGTAAATGAAAACTCGTTGTTGAGTACGTTAAAAATGTGTCTAGGTGTTCGCCACGAGTCCGAACCGCCCTGATGCGCTCCGTGTCTGTGGTATCTTGATAAATCCGTCAT